ACTTGGAACAATTACAACTCCTTCATTGGTTTTAACTTCATTTGCTTCATAGTGATGTATGCCTGAGTATAATGTAGTATCATCTTTATATTTTTCTATAAGATATGTATTGAAATCTGCTTGAGACATAGGCCATTCACTTTGTATGTTAATAATATTATTTGATAGCATTACAACCCAATCTAAAGTAGGATCTCCGTAGACTTTGTTTGCAATATTATCTGGACGATCATCTCCATAGATTGTATACTTTTCAAAGAATGTTGTGTCTTGAAAAATATCTTCTCTTAGTTTTCCTTTTTTAAAAAGATTTTTTACTTTGGTATAATCACCTGAACTTTTTCCCTCTTCTGAGGAAGTACGATTTACATATTCAAAGTCTGGTAGTTGTCTGAAGTAGGGTTTAGCCATTTTAATATCCTATTCCTTGGTTGAGATCGGTACGAATAGAACCACCTTTATTTCCATAGTCCATATTGTATACTGGTTCTAGTTCTTGGAATGAAAGTTGCATTTCGTATGCGACCATTGAACTATTGTCATAGGTCATATAAGAACCATCGGGAGTGTAGTTTACATTACATGAAAGTAAAGCACATTCTTTTATTTTAGGTAGGAACTTATGCGATTGTCTTCCTTCAGTAAGAAATTCTAATTTATATGTATTGGGTGCTTTTAAAAATAGATTTGATCCACTTGCTTGAGGTGCCATAGATTGCTTAAACATTCTAATTATCTGTAGAATTTCCTCACTTTCTTTCTCATCTCTTGGACTTAATTTATATGTAAAAGCAAAGGGTCTTAGTTGTGGACCTTGGAAAATTAATTCCATGTTTGGATTTATAATTGCACCCTCTGTTCGTGCAAGGATACCTTTAACTCCTGTTGCTGCACCAACAAAGTATTGTTTGACTGCTTTTTGAGCTTCACTATCGGCAGCAATTTTGTTAGAAGCTTCTGTAGCTTGTCCTGCTAGTCCTCCAATTCCTTTTTCTAAACCTGCCAATGCTAATTCAGCGGCCATTGCTTGACCAGCATTCATATTATCTTCACCCCATTTTGTTTTATTGCTATCCGATACACCACCAGGTACAGGTAGGGTGACAGCACCTACTGTTTTCCTAGCCTTTAGGATACTTCTTCCTTGTGAATCCAATCCACCTGAACCTCTTTTATCAAATCCAAACCCACTTTTGTTAAATTGTTTGGGCATGAATTCCAGTACCGTTATTCTTATTCTATCTTGCTGTGATTGTCTCAGTGTTGTTGGATAACAAAGATCTCTTCTATAACTTTTTCTTCCTTTAGCTTCTTGACGTAGTGCTTTTTGTCTACCAGCAAATTCTTCCCTAGCTTTCTTTTCTTCAAGTCCTTCTGTTGAATCGGCAATATTTTTCTTAAGTTCAGGATCATTTTCTAATTCTTTATTGACTAGAGTTAGATTACCTTTCGTATTGTTACCAAAGTGTGGGTTGTTATTCTCAAGTAGGTCTGCTTGACTTGATGTTCTAGAAGCATCTAATATATTTTGTTTGTTGTCTTGTAACCACTGATTTTCTTTATCACTATCTCCTGATACATTTCTCCATGCACTTTCTCTATGGAAGTTACCATCTTTATCATAGTATCCTAAGTTTCTATCAGTTACACTACCACCCCATGTGGCTTCCTTGACCTGAATTCTACCTGTTTCAGCATCTGTTAGGGTATAATAGCGTTGACCTTTATAACCTGTAAATTGTTGATCTCTACTACCTAATACTTGGTCAGTGGTACTCATTAGTTACTAACTTTTTATCTATTTAGGATGTATTTGGCATAAGGAACTGAAAGCAAGTCGTCAAGTTCATCCCACTCCACAATATATAATTGACCTGCTAGTTCTTGCCATGTATAATTTCTTGTTTGTTGCCAATGATAGTTGATACCTTTGAATCCCCATCGTTCTAAATGTGTACATGCAATCAATGGGTGCTGATCATATTGGAGTTGAGGAGTCTTGGCATTATATACAAAGGTATAGAACTTTCCTACTTCAGGGATAGGAGTTACTGTGGTATTCAGAGCCTCCATAATCATCAACATCTGATCTTCTGGATCATTTGTTGCTTCTAGATCTGGTTTTATTGCTTCGATACGATTCATTTGATTCCTAATTCATCTTCTGTTACTATTTTAAATTCTATAAGATGATCTTTACAGTACTCACTTGCTGCTTTCCATTTAGCTTTGTTTACTTCATAGGTTGTACATTCATAGATGTATGATTTAGATACTCTCTTCCTTGGTTTAGGTGGAAGAGTTTGTTTCTTTGGTTTCACTTCAACTACGTAAGTTTTGATCTTGCTATTCTTTTCTTTCACTTTGATAACAAAATCAGGATAATAACGATGCACTCTATTGTCTTTTGGTGATACGTATGGTATACTAATTTCTTCTGATGCCCAATATATTATACTGTTATTTCTGTCACACCATTGGCAGAACTTCCTTTCCCAACTACTTCTACAGATAATATTATCAGGATTGCCTTGATATTTACTCGGATGGAGTGGTTTAAAGCGACTCTTAATACTTTCTGCCATTATCTTGCATACATAATATATAAGGTCAAAAAGTATTTATAAATGCCTGTTATCCAACCAAGGTCAAGATCCCTCGCAGAAATTAAAGCAAATTTATTAAACCCTGCTACTACCTCTCATTTCTCAGTAAATATTGGTCAACCTAGTGATGGTAGTTTTAATAGGTTTGTGAGTGAGACTGGTGCTTTTGTGGATCAAGATAGATTAAATTTATTATGTTGTGAAGCAAAATTACCTGGATCACAATTAGCAACCACTGAATTGACTAATGATTTTAGTGGTGTTACTGAGAGACATGCATATCGTAGAATATATGATGATCGTATTGATATAACTTTTTATACAGATGCAGAACAGTATTTGCCTGTTAGATATTTTGAAGCATGGATGAATTTTATTACTAATGAAAGAACTACTCCAGGACCTAGTGGAAGTGCTAGAGATCCAAACTTCTTTTATAGAATGAAGTATCCTAATAGTTATAAAGGATCATTAGAGATTAGTAAGTTTGAGAAGAATATGAATGAGAAAAAGAGTACGAAACCTATTACATATGCTTTTGTTAATTGCTATCCTTTAGCAGTGGCTTCAATGCCCATTTCTTATGAGTCATCATCATTATTAAAGTGTACTGTATCTATGACTTACAGTAGATACTATATTGATTCAGGTGGAACGGGACTTGGAGGTTTCTTTAACCCATTAGCACAAGCAGTATTAAATGGACAAGCGTTTAATGCTGGTGGAATTTCTAATCTTGTTTCACGAGCTGCTGGTAATGCTGTAGGTAATACTTTAGGTAACCAACGTATTGGATCTGCTGTTCAAGGATTAGTCTCAAATCTTTTCTAAATAATATACTCATAATTTATTATTATGCCTTTACCAAAAATTGCTACGCCAACTTATGATCTTGAGTTGCCATCCACTGGAAAGACAATACAGTACAGACCTTTCTTAGTTAAGGAAGAGAAGTTACTTGTAATTGCTTTAGAGAGTGAAGATACAAAGCAAATTACAACTGCTATTAAAGCAGTTCTTAAATCATGTATTCTTACAAAGGGTATTAAAGTAGAAACACTTCCTACATTTGATATTGAATTTTTGTTTCTTAATATCAGAGGCAAATCTGTAGGAGAAGATCTGGATGTGAATATCATTTGTCCTGATGATAACGAGACACAAGTTACTGTAAATATTAACTTAGATGATATTCAAATTGAGAAGAGTGAAAAGCATACCAATCAGATTAAATTAGATAATAGTATTATGATGGAGATGAAGTACCCATCATTGAATGAATTTATCAAGAACAATTTTGATATGAATGATAAGAATCAAATGGAACAGTCATTTGATTTAATAGGATCATGTATTGATAAGATCTATACTGAAGATGAGGTGTGGGTAACTGAAGACTGCACAAAGAAAGAAGTGACTGAATTTCTAGACTCAATGAATTCATCTCAGTTTAAAGAGATTGAAACTTTCTTCTCAACAATGCCTAAGTTATCTCATACTGTGAAGGTAACAAATCCTAAGACGAAAGTTAAAAGTGATGTAGTACTGGAGGGTTTAGCGTCTTTTTTCGGATAGCGATGCTGTATATGAGCCTGGAAAATTATTTCAGGTTGAATTTTGCCTTGATGCAGTATCATAAATATAGCCTAACAGAGATTGAGAATATGATGCCTTGGGAACGAGACATCTATGTGGGTCTTCTCCAACAACATCTTGAGGAAGAGCAACTAAAACAACGACAGCAAAACGCTAATGCCGGCCACTAGTTCCTATAGTCCTATAAAAATAGTTTCCGATCTGGGAATTGTGGAACCTTGGGACATAGATTCTGAGTTGGATTATCTTAATGCATTAAAGGAAGGTATTAATACACTTCAGGTTGAGAATTCTAGTGATAATAGAATCCCAGTCTTACAAGAGGAAGTTAAGAGATTAAGAAAACAAAAATTTAAACCAACAATTAAAAAGATAAGTGCTGAAGCATTTAAGAAAGGTAGTTCAGTAGGTGGAGCACAGAAGGTTTCGGCAGATACTACAGGTGCTAGTGCTCTTGCTCTTCGCAGGTCATCACTGTCTCCCAATGTACAACCATCAGGACAAGAAGGAATAGCATCTCCTTTGCAACCTGTTGTTGAATCTATTGCAGGTAATGTTGATTCAATTCATCAAACATTAATAGATAAAGAAAAATATGATAAAAAGACTGCAAATAAGAGTGCTCAACAAGCAGAAGCAAAGAAAAGAAATTTAAGAGAAAGTCTTTTAGAATCCAAATCATTTAAAGGACTTATGAAGGGAGCAATGAAGATTCTCTCTCCTGTGAAAAGTATGTTTGATAGAGTAGTACAATTTTTAACTACTATTATCATGGGAAATGTTGTGTTGAAGTTAATAAGTTGGTGGGGTGATCCAAAGAATAAGTCGAAGGTTAAATCAATAATTAATTTTGTTAAGGATTGGTGGCCTGCATTGACTGCTGCTGTTCTTTTATTTGGAACCTCATTTGGTGGAATAGTATCTGGATTAATTGTTTCGATGACAACTGTGTGGATACCTAAGATGCTCATGGCAATAGTTACCATGATGAAGAATCCCTGGGTTGCTGCTGCTGTTCTTGGAGGTGTTGGTATCTATGGTATAGGTAAGATGCTATCGAAGGATAAGGTAGTTGAGAATGAAACAGAAAGAGCAAATACCTCTCGCACTGCTTTAGAGCAATCAGAAAGTACTAAAGATTTGTCTGCTGGAGATAGAGAAGCATTAGTACAAGGAACAAGATTGCAAGATGCTGGTGGACCAGGATCACTTAATAATATGACTAATCAATTCACTGATCCTCTTGGATTACGAAATGATCCTTTAGGTGGTGTGAAATTCAATAAAGGTGGAAGCGTAACAGGTCCTAGTGGTGTTGATAAAGTACCTGCAAGACTGACTGCAGGTGAGTTTGTGATGAGTAAGGGAGCAGTTAATAGATGGGGTGCTGGAACTTTTGCAGCAATGAATTCATTTGGTGGTGGAAGGAATACTGGATCTTATTCGGGAGGATATAATGAAGGTGGTGAGGTTAAGAATATTGCAGTGGGAATGAGGGATAAAATTTTATTATTTAAGTCAATCATAGAGAGTCCAGAGGTACAGTCTACTGCTGAAACAATAGGAAGTTTATTCCGTACCATTGAGAATCAAAGTAGTACTGTTAATAATATTGAGTCATCGACTACTAGGGAGATACCATCACCTCCAGTCACTAAAGATAAACCAGTTATTATTACACCTGAGATTCCTGGAGTAGAGGATATGGGTGGTAGTGCTTCAGCATCAAGTGAGGTACCACTTTTTAGCGTTGTTCCTACTGATGGTGGAATGTCTCAGAAAGTAAAAGTTCTAGGGTTTGTAAGATAATATGGCTTGGGCTGCTGCACTTAAAACTTTTGGAAAAGGATCGGTTAAGAAAATAGCCGCTAAGAAACTCTTGGGAAGAGGTGGGAAGAAGGATAGGAGACAGAATGTAAAGAATGTAATGCAACAGCAAGGAGAGTATCAGGGTGGAGGAGCACTTGCTGTTCGTCCTAAAAATTCTCTTGTCCCTACTCAAGTCTCTGATGCATCATCAACTATTGTTCCTTCTAGTAATAAGGAAGGTGGATTAACTGGAACCTTATTCAGAATAAAGACCACTACTATCAGTATTGATTCTCTTTTAAAGAAGTCTCTTCGGATTGATAAAGATCAGGAGAAGAGAACAAGAAGACTTCAAGAGAAAGAAAGACGTGATCAAAGAGAGAAGAATTTAGAGAAGAAAGATGATAAAGATACTAAACCTAAAGGAATGAAGGTTGGTGTTCCTAAAGTAGGATTCTTAGGTATGCTTAAGAATTTTTTAGTTAATATAGTTTTTGGTTGGTTGGTACTTAATTTCATGAAGTGGATGCCAAGATTAAAAGGTGTCCTTATGTTGCTAGGGAATGCATTGGATGGTTTGTTGGATTGGGGTGGAAAAATTCTTAATGTTTTTGCAACATTGATAGACCTTGGATATTCAATGGTCACTTCACTTGAAAATCATGTAAGAAATTTATTTGGTGATAAGGGTGTAGAAACTTTTAACAAATTTACTGCAACCTTTACTAAATTTATGAACATTGCTTTGATTGCGGGGATGCTCGGAGCAAGAGGTGGAATGGTTGGTAAGATGTTTGGTAAAGGAAGATGGGGTAATTTTGGTAAAGGTAATGTAGTTGGTAGAGGATTGCGTAATATTAGAGCTAGGGGATTAAGGGTAGGTCGTAGATTTTCTAGGTCAGGTGTTGGAAGGTTTTTAAAGAGACCACTTGACACAACAGGTCGGTTTCTTTTTGGAAAGGCAACAGGAGAAGTAGGAAAGAAAGCCACAAGGTCTGCTGCTACTAACTTATTAAGGACAGGTACTACTAGAGTATTAGGGAGACAAGGTACTAAAGCATTATTACAGTTTAGTAAGAGGTTTATTAGTCCTATTGTGAAAAGGATTCCATTAGTTGGAGCATTACTTGACTTTGCTTTAAACTATTTTGTTTTTAAAGAATCATTAGGGAAGTCAGCATTCAAAGCAATTGGTGCTGGTTTAGGTATGTGGTTAGGTGGTATGCTTGGTACTTTGATACCTGTTCCTTTTGTTGGTACTGCTATAGGTGCTTTCTTAGGTGGTGCTGGTGGAGATCTTTTCGCTGGTGCTCTCTATGATATGATATTTGCTGGTAAGAGTTCTCCAACTAACAATACAAATGAGAAAGTTGATAATAAGACGAAGGAGAAAGTTAAAGCAGAAGGTCAGAAATTAAAAGGAGGATTTATTCCTAGAAGAACCATGACTCAACTACATGCAGGTGAGTTTGTTGTTGATGCAGATAGTACAGTTCACATTAGGGATCTTCTGACAGATATTAATCATTCTAATAGTAAGAGTGAAATTATAAATCTGATTAGAAGTTATGCACAATATGAATCAGATGAAGGTGTAGCATTAGATGTGATAATACCTCTTAGTTTGACTAATAGAATGAGTGCAGGGGATGAGGCTGGTATATCTCTAGACTCATCTGGGGGTAGTAGTGATTCCTCTAGAGATATATTATATAAACAAGGTTAAATAGAAATAAGAGGCAATAAGTATGACTAAAACTCCAATCACACCTAAAGGTACCGAACCATCTCATCCTAATAGGATTAATATAAAATCTAATACGGATGGTAGAGATGTAAGTCTACTTGGTGGACAGGGATCATTTGGTAGACTTAAATATTTTGAAAGCATAACATTAGATTCTATTAAAGTAGAGTATACTTTTCAGGATGCTGGATTTGCTATTGATGGTAAGTCGGTAATGGAAGCCCTTCCTTTAGTAGGTACAGAGGAAGTGGAATTAAAGATAACAGATAACTATGAGAATGAAATAAAATTGGATAAGAATAATGCATTGTATGTTAATAAGGTAACTCCTTTAGTTGAGGAGACAAATAAGGCGATGATTAATTTGAGATTAGTTCCTGAAGAAGTTATTCGTAATGAACAAGGAGAATCTCGTGTCAATATTAGGATGGATGGAAGGATCTCTGATCATATTGAAAAGATATTTAAAGATTTCTTAAAGACCAAGAAGAAGTTGAACATAGATGAGACAAGCAACAATTATAATTTCCTTGGCAATGGACGCAAATCTTTCTACACATTGAATTGGTTATCTCGACTGGGAATTCCTAGTAAAGATGGGAAGAGAGGAGACACTGCAGGGTTTCTTTTCTTTCAGACTTCGGAGGGATATCATTTCAGATCTATTGATGCATTGTTTGCACAGAAACCTAAGAAATCTTTTGTTTATAATGAAAATATATCCTCACAAGAAGCAGTTCCTCCAGGTTATGATGGAAAGATAATAACTAATAGTTCAGAGATTCTTTTAGATGCACAAGAGAGATTGAAGATGGGAGCCTATCAGACTAGATTGGTTGTCTTTGATCCTTTTAATTGTGCTTATGAGGTCATTGAACAAACGGCTAATGAAGCTAAGAAAGGAACCACTACAGGAGGTAAAAGACTTCCTAAGTTAAATGATAAGTTTAAGTTTGATGACAAGAAAAATAGTACAAGAACTACTTTTATGTTACTTGATACGGGAACTCTTCCCACAGGTGACAGTGAAGAGCAGATAGAGAAGAGTTCTTTAGAAAATTTTGAGTCTCAAACTGTATTGAATCAGGCTATTCGTAGATATAATCAACTTTATTCTGTTGTAGAAACGATTACTATTGCAGGAGACTTTAGTTTACATGCAGGAGATGTTATTTTTGTTGATTTCCCATCAATTCAGGCTGAAAAAGATGATACTGTTGACAAAGAATCTGGAGGAAAGTATATTATATCTGATTTATGTCATTTCATTTCACCTCAAGGAACCTTTACTAAAATGAATATAGTAAGAGATTCTTTCGGAAGAAAAGGAACTCCTACTCAGACATCTGGATAAATATTATCACACAGGAGTGTAATCTATCATGAGTGAAATCAAACACGATTTAGACCACGAGGTCTATATTGATCCAAAGGATCATAAGGAACATACTAATCATGGTATGCATGAATATAGTGAGGCAGATTTGAAGGATGTTCATGCCAATTATGAGGAGTATCATAAGGATGATGAACCTGAAACAGGTATTAATGATTATCACACTAGGCACACAGATAAGACCCTAGAAGTTTATTGTGACAATCATCCTGACGCATTTGAATGTAGAGTGTACGACGAATAACTTATGGAAGGAGCACTATTTAATCCTGGATTTGTAGGTAGTCATTGGCTATGGTGGGGCGGG